AATGAATTTAGGTGTTGCTACTATTGGTACTGGATTTGTGAAAATTCCAACACCTGGTAACATATCATATGATTCATTCTCAGTAACGTTTAAAGTTAATGAGAACCTAAAGAGCTATACAGAAATATTCGATTGGATGGTCGCATTGGGACACCCTGACGGATTATATCAATATGACAACAGAAAATCTGATTGTAGTCTAATCATACTCAATAGCAATAAAAGACCACAGGTCAGTGTTAAATTCACTGATTGTTTTCCAACATACATATCACCGATTAATTTTGATGCTACTATGGAAGACGTACAGTATGTTACAGCAACTGTAAATTTTACATTTTTACGAATGTTTTTTCAAGATATCTAAAATAACAGTTGACAACTCTGTCAAACTATGATATAATGCTATTAAGCACTACAGATGTATTAGTAGTATGTTTAATATCTGTTCTAAGGAAAGTAAATGAAAGTAATCAATTTACATGCTGGCCCAGGTGCTGGTAAGAGTACGACAGCAGCGGCATTATTTGCACACATGAAGTGGAATGGAATAAACGTAGAGTTGGTAGATGAATATGCTAAAGAGATATCTTGGGATAAGAGATATAATCTATTAGAAGATCAAGCGTATGTAATGGCTAAACAGAATCGTAAACTATGGAGATTGAGAGATCAAGTAGACTATGCTATTACTGATAGTCCATTAATACTTGCACCATTATATTGCTCTGATCTATATATGCCAAATTATTTTACTAAGTTCACACACGAAGTGTATCGTTCTTACGATAATATCAATATACTACTCAATAGAGTTAAACCATTTTCTAGTATTGGTAGACACCATACAGAAGAACAATCAAGACAAAAAGATGTAGAAATTAGAGCCATGCTTAACGAGTATGACTATGATTATTATATGATAGACTCAGATGAAAATGCACATAAAGAAATTTACGATAGGATATTTGAATGATAAAAGACTTAGTGAAATATGACGATCCAATACTTAAGAATGAAACAGAAAAATTTGATTTCACTGAGCCCCAGATGGATCCAGTTGAGTTGTCTAGAGAATTAGCAGAGACTATGATTTTTAATAATGGGATCGGTCTGGCTGCTAACCAGATTGGTAGACCCTACAGTGTTTTTGCTATGATGGCAGAGAAAATTATTGTGTGCTTTAATCCTAAAATAGTTGACATGTCGTTAGAAAAGATATATCTTGATGAAGGGTGCTTATCATATCCCGGACTTGATGTTAAGGTCCAAAGATCAAAGAAAATTAAAGTTCGTTATACCGAGCCATCTGGCGAAGTAGTGACGAAAGTTTTCGATGGGATGACTTCGCGTGTTTTCCAACACGAACTTGATCATCTAGACGGAACGAATTTTATCAGTAGAGCTACTGGTATTCATAAAACACAGGCTCTTACTAAATGGAAGAAAGTGAAGCGCAATGATAAAAAAGCAACATTTCATACAGCTGTATGATCCTAAAACTCATGAGCGCCTTGATAAACTATGGGTTGTGCCAGAAAAAACCCTCAATAAAATATATGAAATGGTGAAAAAACATGACAAAGAACATAATACTAAATCCGCTATCATATGAAGAATTGGAATATTACCGTACCAATTTTTGGAGTTATTGGAAAGCAATTTCGCCCATCCACTTGATGGTCTATGTAGCTACAGAGGAACGACATGGATCAACCTATGATGCCATTAATCAGTCATGGAGATATGAAGAACTTCCACCTGGTGATTTGTATTGGCATATAGAAGTTGAGCATGAACAACAGCGTGTTAAGAAGAGCTTCTTCGGTCTTAAGAAATCTCATTATACGAAAACCCAATATTATAGAATCTCGTCTACATGTCGCAATAGATCTAATAAAGTTGAAGTGGATGAAGCTTTTGCTTCTATGACACCACAGATCACATTGAAATTAAAAGAATTGAAAACTATCATGGAAAATGCTGTAGCTCTTAATCGCTATGGATATCTTCCCGGTACTCCAGAATATGACTCTATGGTAAAAGATGTTATCGCTAGCTCTAGTGTATAAATAGAAGGATTATCTCTCACAACAACATTGATCGATCAACAGGAAGCAATTAAGCTCTATGAAACTCGAAGACATACTTAATGCTTGGGAAGTAGATTCCAAAGTTTCACCTACAGATCTTGGTAACGAAGCAATAAAGATTCCACAACTTCACCATAAATATTATAGGATGTTTGTGAATGAAAGATTGTTTCTTCGTAAATATCAAGAAGATGCTAAAGAACTCAAATTGGAAAAATACGAGTTCTACACGGGTGGGCCAACTGAAGAAACTCATGCTAAAGGCTGGGTATTACCACCACGTGGCAAGATACTCAAGAGTGATGTTCAGCAATTTTTAGATGCCGATAAAGATATCATCAAACACAATCTTAAAATGGGACTTCAACACGAGAAGATAGATCTTCTTGAATCAATAATCAAATCATTAGTCAACAGGGGATTTCAAATTAAATCTGCAATTGACTGGGAAAAATTCCAAGTTGGAGCATACTAATTGGCTGACGTCCACTTACAACATTTAGATTACTCTCAAATAAGAATTATAAGTAAAGAACCTTCGATAATGAGGGAACTTGCTGATCACTTCACATATTTTGCAGATAATTATAAATTTCATCCCAAATTTAGAGCTAGAATGTGGGACGGAAAGATCCGTTTACTTCGAGCCGATAATGGTATAATATATGCTGGTCTAGCACAGAAAATTAAAAAGTTTTGTGATGCTAATAGATATTCTCTAACATTTGATGATGAGCTTTGCTACGAAAATATAAGCAAGCATGAAGTAGAACAATTCATTGAGAAACTCAATCCGCCAGAATGGCTTGATACTAGAGATTATCAGATAGACTCTATCGTAAAATGTATAAGATCAAATAGACGAACACTCATAAGTCCAACTGCTTCTGGTAAATCGTTTATGATTTACGTTCTGACTCAATGGTACAAAAAGAAAACATTGTTGATTGTTCCAAGAATTGGTCTTGTAGCACAGATGAGAGATGACCTCATATCATATGGTTTTGATGGTGTAATATCGACAAGCACAGATGGTGGTATTGATAAGAGTAATGATATAGATGCAGATATTGTTATAACCACATGGCAGAGTTTAGATAACGGTAAGACCAGACTTCCTAAAAAGTGGTACAATCAGTTTGATGTAGTATTCGGTGATGAAGCACATGGCGCAAAAGCAAAATCACTTATAAACATACTCACTAAACTTACTGAGTGTAAGTATAGATTTGGTACTACTGGTACACTAGATAATCAGACTTTAAATGAAGCAACTATTCAAGGTCTCTTCGGTCCAATATTTAAAAGTGTAAGTACTAAAGAGCTCATGTACATGGGTTACGTCGCTAAATTACAGATTAAAGCAGTAGTTTTAAACTATGAAGATGAATTCTGTAAAGAAGCTAAAGGGATGAAATATCACGATGAGATAGAATATATTGTTAGCTGTCCAGAAAGAAATAAATTTCTAAAAAATCTTACTCTCTCACTTGATGATAACAAGCTTCTGTTCTTTCATAGAAGAAAGCACGGTGAAGCTTTAAAAGATATGATCACTGCAGAATCTGAGAATAATGTATTCTATATTGTAGGTGGGATAGACGCTGAAGTTCGAAATAGTATTAGATACGCTATGGAGAAAGAACACAATGCAACACTAATTGCATCATTAGGTACCACATCAACTGGTATATCTATCAACAAACTTAAGCATATGATATTTGGCCATCCATCAAAATCTATGATACAAGTACTTCAGAGCATCGGTCGATTATTGCGACTACATTCTGATATCGAAACTGTTTATCTATATGACATCGTAGATAATCTAACGTATGGTTCAAAACAGAATTATACATTGAAACATTTTGAAGCTAGATGTAAAATATACGACGACGAGAAATTTGATTATAAAATTTACAATGTGAAAATAAGGAAAGCTCGAAATGACTGATGTACATTACCTATTGATTAAACTTGTATCTGGTGAAGAAATTCTAGGAAAATCAGATGTCCATATTGACAAATTAGACGAATATGTAAATCTCTCTGATGTTGTTACGTTTGATACTGAACTCGACGACGGTGGTGGAAGAGTATTTCTTTCACCGTACATGGGATTGAGTATACTTGCACCAGATAAACAATTTATGTTTACATTCAGTATGAAACATGTTATGTTAATCTTTACACCACCCAAAAAGATGCAAGATTTTTATGATGGCTACTTGGCGCAAAGGGGTGAGGATCCAGTCTGGCTTGACGAGTCTGTGGAGCATCTTCTAGATCATAACAATAACAAAAAATTAAACTGAGGAACTTATAATGGCTCGCAAACGTGGTCCACATTATGTGGACAATAAAAAATTGTATGAAGATTTAAAAGTTTACATCTATTCAGTTAGAGAAGCTAAAGAACGAGGTGATGAACAACTGCCCCGTGTTACACCAGAAGTTGGTGAAGCAATCATGAAGATTGCTAATAAGTTAGCTAATAGACCAAACTTCATTGGATATTCCTATAAGGATGAAATGATATCGGATGGAATAGAGAATTGCATTCTTTACGTGAAGAGCTTCAATCCAGACAAATATACTAATGCATTTGCTTATGTTACTCAAATTATTTGGAATGCATTTCTTCGTAGAATTCAAAAAGAACAGAAGCAGCAATACATCAAACAAAAATCGATGATCAATTCTCATATTATGAATACTCTAGCAGATAGCCCAGATGATTCGAAACATTTGAATTCACTATCAATTGATCTATATACTTCACAGAGTGTAGAGCTTATGAAGAAGTTTGAAAAGAAAAAGAAACCAAAAGAAGTTAAAAAGAAGGGCGTAGAAAAATTCGTTGAAGAAGACGAAAAGGAGTAAGCTATGGATAAATATACTATAAATAAAATACCAGTCAGTGTTCAAAATATAATCGAAAATTTTGAACACAAATCAAATCCTAAGAATGTGAGATTTAACAATCAAACTACATTAGAGAATATAGTGAAATATTGTACACTTTCACTGAATAAAAATAGGATAACTTAATGTCCAAAATCGCTCTAATTACCGACACACATTTTGGTGCACGAGGGGATAGCGTTTCCTTCGCAGAATATTTTAATAGATTTTATTACGATATCTTTTTCCCAGAATTAGAAAAGCGTGGAATTAAAAGATGCATTCATCTTGGTGATATTGTAGACAGACGTAAGTACATCAATTTTATTACAGCTCGTCATTTAAAAAACTTTATTAGTAAGTTTGACGAGCTTGGTATTGATTTAAGTGTGATCATCGGTAATCACGATACAGCATTTAAAAATACCAACGAATTCAATTCTATGAATGAGTTATATAGTCATAGTAGATTACAAATGCAGTATCTTTCAGACGCTCAAGATATCGAGGTGGATGGTGTTAGTATCGCCATACTGCCCTGGGTCTGTTCTGGGAACTATGTTGAGAGCATGGAATTTGTTAATAACACCAAGTCTCAAATACTATTCGGTCACTTAGAAATTCAGGGATTTGAAATGTACAGAGGCGCTGTAAATGATCATGGATTATCTACCGACATTTTCAGTAAATTTGATGTTGTTTGTTCTGGTCACTTTCATCACAAATCAAGCAGAGGTAATATCAATTATCTTGGCAGCCCGTTTGAAATTACTTGGTCTGATTGGAATGATCCGAGAGGTTTTCATATTTTTGATACGGAAACGAGAGAGCTCGAATTTGTTGAAAACCCATACGTGATGTTCAATAAGCTTTATTATAACGACAACGAAAAAACGTTGGATGAATTATTGAATTTCGATGCTAATAGATTGAAATCTTCTTATGTTAAAGTAATCATCACTGAAAAGACTAACCCGTACTGGTTTGATATGTACATCGACAAAATAGAAAAAGCTGGTGTACTTGATTTACAAGTAATTGAAGATAGTCTTAATATGAATTTTGATGATGACGATGGCGATGTCATTGATGAGGCTGAAGATACACTCAGCATACTCAGAAAATCCGCAGAAAATGTGGATGCTAAAATTGACAAAAAAGAATTAGATATGTTTTTAACAGATCTTTACGATGAAGCTTCATCCGCTGAATAAATAAAACATATGTGGAATGTAATATAATATGCAAATAGTTTTTCAGAAACTAAGATATCAAAATTTTCTTTCAACTGGTAATCAGTTTACAGAAATAATTTTTAACAGATCAAAATCGACACTGGTTGTGGGTGAAAATGGTGCGGGCAAGTCTACTATGCTCGACGCGTTGTTTTATGTGCTATATGGGAAAGCTTTTCGTAACATCAATAAGCCACAGCTGATTAATTCTATCACTAACAAAAATCTCTTAGTTGAATGTGAATTTTCTATTGGTAAGAAACAATATTTAATTCGTAGAGGTATGAGACACAATATATTTGAAATTCATATCAATGGTGAGATGATAGATCAAAACTCTGATATTAGAGAATACCAAGACATACTATCTAAAAATATTCTTAAGATGTCTGATAAATCTTTCAGACAGATTGTTGTTCTTGGATCAGCCAATTATCAACCATTCATGCAGTTATCTGCAGGTGATAGACGTCAAGTAATTGAAGACCTTCTAGACATACAAATCTTCTCTGTTATGAATAGTATATTAAAAGAGAAGATTTCACAGAATAAAATAGATACACATTCTGCCGATTATGAAATTAAAATGGTTGAGCAGAGAATTGAGCTTAATGAAAAGCATGCTAAATCATTAAAGAGCAATAACAACGAGCTCATTATAAAGAAGAACAACCTTATACTTGAAGTAACAGACAAGATATCTCATAGTAACATTGAGATTAATATGCTGTCGGGTAAAGTAAATGAATTTATGTCTAAGATCAAAGACTCTGATAAGACTAATGTCAGAGTACAGAAGATTTTAGATCTTGAGAAAAAGATAGAAGGCAAAGTAAGATCTATTAAAAAAGAAATCGGCTTCTTTGAAAACCATGATAGTTGCCCAACATGTGAACAGGATATAGATGCTAGATTTAAAACTGGAAGGCTTGAATTGCGAGAGTCTCAGTTAGTTGATACTGAAGAAGCTTTGCTATCATTAGAAAAAGAATACACTAAAGCAAGTGAAAGAATTGTAGAGATTACTGCAATCAACAATGATATCAATGCTCTTCAGAGTAAAATTCAAGATCATATGACCGACATTAGATTGTATAACAATAATATTGAAGCATTAAAATCTGAAATTGAAGAACTCAAAAACGATACTACACAGATCAATCTTAATTCTGAAGAAATAAAAACCCTGAAGAAGGAAAAGAAAGATAAAGTAAAACATAAATATGATCTTGTAAACAAGAAAAGATTACACGACATATCGTCGATGTTACTTAAAGACAGTGGTATCAAAACAAAAATAATTAGACAATATATTCCTATCATCAACAAACTTGTGAATAAATATTTACAGGCGATGGATTTCTTTGTCAATTTTGAAATCGATGAAAAGTTCAATGAAACCATTCGTTCCCGATTTAGAGATGAATTCTCTTATGCATCTTTCTCTGAAGGAGAAAAGATGAGAATCGATCTATCATTGATGTTCACATGGCGTTCTATTGCCAAATTGCGAAACTCAGCATCTACCAATATACTCATAATGGATGAAGTGTTTGATAGTTCGCTCGATAGCAACGGAACAGAAGAATTTCTAAAAATTTTAGAAACACTAACACAGGAAACTAATGTCTTCATCATAAGCCACAAGGGCGATGTCTTGTATGACAAGTTCCACAGTGTTATCAAATTTGAAAAACACCTTAACTTTAGTAGAATAGCAGCATGACCGAGAAAATAGAAGATTTTATTGTGCATCAGGGACCTATGGATAGTCCGATGCAGCATGCAAAATATTGTGTTTTTGCTGGAAGACAGCAAGGCAAGACTATGGCTCTTATCGAATCACTCCCAGATAGCCCATGCATGGTAGTTATCCATAGTATAAATTCTAGAGATAATATTAAAAGTCTTATCAGACGGCATAGAAAAGACTACGATATATCCAACATAAGTTTTGTATCAACTAAAAATAAAGATTGGGAATATCAACTTAAAGGATTTAGTTTCCCAGTGTTTGTCGATAATGCTGTATTAGATAATCTCGTATTAGATTTTGTAGATGGTTTGAATATTTATGCCAATTCGAGAGAACAGCATGGCTACTAATGGTATGACAAAAAAATTAATACAGAAGAAAGCAATTAGAGTGCTTTAATATTTAAAGGAAATTGAGAATGATTAATATGAGTAAATGGGTTCACGACATACATGGAATGCACATTAAATTTGGCTTTCACGAGAGTGTAGCTGATTTTGATAATGACAAAAAGAAAGTATTGCTTGACTTTAGAGTAAAATTTCTTGAAGAAGAATTGAATGAGATTAAAGACAATATGGATAATCCAGAAGAAGTAGTGGATGGACTTATTGATCTATGTGTTGTTGCAATTGGAACACTTGATCTTTACAATATCAACGCAGAAGAAGCATGGGACAAAGTGCACAAAGCAAATATGTCTAAACAGCGTGGTGTTAAGAAAGAACGTCCTAACCCACTTGGAATGCCAGACCTTATGAAACCAGAAGGATGGACGGCACCATCTCATGAAGGCAACCATGGAACACTACCAAAATGACACGTGAACTGATTTTCGACATGGAAACAATGGGGCAAGATACATCAAAATGTGTCATGCTCGATTGTGCTTATTATACCTTTGACCGTGATAGATTTACAACTGATAAACCATACACATTCGAAGAGTTGGTAAGAGATATACAATACAGAAAAGTGTCTGTTGTAGATCAAGTGAATAATTACAGTTATGTTGTAGATAAATCTACAGTAGAATGGTGGTCTAAGCGTGAACCGGAAGTTAGACGGAGAATTCTTCCAAAACCAACTGATGTTCTCTTAAGAACATTTTTTATTGATATGATGGATTATATAGGTAATGGCAAAGGATTAGATCGATTTTGGACTCGTTCAAACACATTCGATCCTGTAATTCTTTGGAGAATTGCATCATCACTTGAAGAAGAAAAGCTACACAATAAAAGACTTCCATTCTGGGCAGTTAGAGATGTTAGAACATACATCGATGCTATGACAGATTTTAAAAAGCATATGAATAATTTCATACCAATCAGTGATACTGAAAAATGGAACAAAATGTTTGAACAGCACAACTGTGTACATGATGTTGCTGCTGATGTTTTACGACTTCAAACCCTAGCGAGAGTGAATGAAGATCTTTCCGTATGATCGTAACTAGCACTCGGCCAGTTACAAAGAAGACTCGCATTGGAGATTGTGCTGAGGATATAGTTTTAAATTATCTTCAAACAAGGGGCAACTGCTACAAATCTTTTAATGAATATGATGAAGAGAAAGATTTAGTGTATAATGGTTATTATGTAGAAGTAAAAGCTAGAACTAAAATCGTAAAATCTCCAATATCAAATTCTTTTGCTATGGAGGAAAATCAATGGCGCAAGATGGACAATGTTGATATAAATATATTTGTAAATATTCCGCTGTCTTCACTAGAACATGTGACGGTTTACTATGTAAAAGATAAAACCGCATTTACTGTTGCATCGTTTCCAGGAGAAAAAGAGAAGCTGCGCTTCTATGATATAAGTAAAATGGAAATAATTCACACTCTTAAAGATAGTACTGAATTATATGATTTAAGTTTCAGTAAATATAAGAAATCTTAATTATGACAAAAGATGATAAATATAGAGTATTTTCAATACTATCACTAGCACAATACGAAGGTCTTAAATCATTAGGTCTTTATGATGATGTGCATATCAAAGCGGCTATACAATTACACAAAGATGGATATTATAATTGTCCGAATGTAAACTCTGGGCTCATGTCTGAAACGGCGCATGATAATGCTCTAGCTGGCAAATCACATCTAAATGCTAATGATCATTATTATTCAAGAACACGGTCCAGTGGTGATTTCTTTAGACATTATAACGAAGGCAGATTTTCTCCAGATAAACTCGATAGAGTATCAGCCTGGTATAAATCTAGATGTAGAATACATGTCGTTACCAGAGATGAAAATCGAAAGCTTATTCCACATCAAAATAATATCACATTAAAAGACAAACACTATTCAATCCATTACGAAGCTGTTGGTATTAATCTAGTTGAAAAACCAGATCTAAGAAATAAGTTTATCTTCGTAATTGATGAGCAGGCATATGATACTGCAAAAGGTGTTGCAGACGAATTTAAAATCAGTGTAGCTACAGTACACTCAAGATGCAAAAATGAAAGATATGATAAATGGATAAAAATTCCGAAAAAGAATCAATTAAAGTCTTAAGAGAATGTATTGATCTTCAAGCCAAAAAGGCTAACGACTACCAAAATCCAAATTCAATTATTCGACAAGCAGATTATTATCCATCTGGCTGTCTAACAATACTAGAAATTATGCATGCTAAAATACTTAGAATTAGGTCTGTGATGGAAGCCATGAATAATGATCCAAAGTACAAAGCCAATTTCGAATCGTTAGAAGATAGTGCCAAAGATTTAATTAACTATGCCAGTTTTTTCGTATCATATTCGAGAGGTCAGATGGAAGGCCAAGATACAAGTAGAGACTTCACAAATCGTAAAGTTGGAGATGAATGATGATGACATTAGAATATGCCGATGTGGATATCGTTAGACAAATATTTAAAGAAAAGCTTTTCAGAGAAGAATTTGTAACAGACAAATCTGGTGTTAAGACTATTGAATGGGTTGGTGCATCCTTCATGGCAAACGAAGAAACTATTTTCGGTCCAGTCAATTGGGATTATGTAGATAAAGAAATCCAATGGTATAATAGTTGTTCTTTAAATGTGAATGATATTCCAGGAAATACACCAGAAATTTGGAAACAAGTAGCTGATCCAGATGGATTTATCAATTCAAATTATGGTTGGTGTGTATATCATCCAGACAACGGATATCAATATCAAGCAGCCAAAGATGAGCTATTAAAAAATAGAGATAGCAGACGAGCTATCATGATCTATACCAGACCAACAATGCACTTCGACTATAATTTTAACGGTCGGAGTGATTTTATGTGTACAAATGCACAACAATATGTTATAAGAGACAATAAGTTACATGTTATTGTGCAGATGAGATCCAATGATGTTGTATTTGGATATCGTAATGATAGAGCATGGGCAGATCATGTGCTTTCGAAATTGGCTAATGATCTTGAAATAGATAAAGGAAATATTTATTGGCAGGTTGGCAGTCTACACGTGTACGAGAGACATTTTGATTTAGTAAAATGATAGTACCGTTTAGTTATCAGGGTTCTAAAATAAGAGAGATAGGAAAGCTTTCAAAATTTATCCCTCAAAATTCTAGAATTATAGAGCCATTTTTTGGTTCTGGAATAGTTACGATGAAGCTTGGAGCCGATGATCATCAGTGTGCTATTAATGATTTAAATAAAGATGTCGCTGAAGTTTGGAAAGCTGTTCCAAATATTAAATTTTTAGATGGAATTGTAAAACTTTGCCAAGAAGAAAATAAAACTGAAGAATTCTATTATGAACATAGAGCAAAGTATAATGAACTTTGGAAAGCTGATATTTGGAATATCGAAAGAACAATTCTTTTTTATTATTTAATGTCTTCATGTCACGCAGGGATGATTAGATATGGACCTAATGGTTTTAACACATCATACAAATTGTATCTTTCAAGCGGTAGAATGTATAATATAAATGAAAGAGTTGTATCACTGCAATATATTCATAGCAAACTTAGTATGATTAAAAATATGGATGCTATAGAATTTTTAAAATGGATAGAGAAAAATATTGATAAATATGACGTCATCTACTGCGATCCTCCATATATAGATAGTGCTTCACAATACATCAATGAATGGAACACTGAAAATCTTATAGAGCTGGATTCATTATTGCAATATTATTCTGATCGACATGACACTGTCGGTATTCTTTCAAATTACTATTCTGATAAAATGAAATATTCTGGTGAAATATTTACACATGAAACTGTTAGACAAGCATCATCTAAAAACGTTATTAAGAAAGATGTAATAATTTCATACGGCACTTCTAAATTCGAATTGGAGAAATTTTTTAATGAATAAGTGGACAAAACGATATTTGAATTTAGCTAGAGAAATATCTACATGGTCGAAGGACCCGTCAACACACGTTGGTGCTATAATAATTGGCAATCATGGTCAAATTATTTCTCAAGGTTATAATGGATTTCCGCGTGGAATTACAGATTCGAATCACAGATTAAATGATCGAGAAACTAAATACAGATACATGGTTCATGGTGAAATGAATGCAATATATAATGCTGGTCTTAATGGAGTATCACTTCTAGATACGACGCTTTATGTTTATGGTCTTCCAGTTTGTTCAGAATGTACTAAGGCTGCCGTACAAGTTGGTATAAATAGAGTAATAATGCAGCATCCAGCAGACATTCCTGAAAAGTGGAACACATCATACAAACTTTCTTATGAAATATTCAAAGAGGGTGGTATTGATGCAATGAGATTTGACTTAGATGATAATATGATAATGGAAAATTGATATGAAGAAAATACTTGTAACAGGCTTCAATAAAATGCAATGTACTGAAGATTTCTTCTTCAGACAACAGTTTAAAGTTGTACCATCCCATTATGCATTATTGAGATGCCTTTGTGATATGGGATATGAAGTAGAGCAACGCGCAGTTGCTCTTGGTGAAGACCTTACATCATATGATGAAGTTATCATATATCTCCATACCCCACAAGCATTCTGTCAAAATCTTTACTCTGGTGCATACGCACTATCACAAAGACCAGATGCTATTCTTGCATTCGATGACTGGCAAGTAGATCAAATTTATAGGGGTCTTCGTGCCTTCAAAAAAAACCTCGCTGACAAAAATGATTTGGCATTCCGAGGATATCTGATTGATCTGCAGAATACACAATATTCAGCAGAGACTCTTAAATCATACACATCAAACTTTGAAGCAGCTGCCGAAATTATTTTCGAAAAGAACAGCACACTTCTAATCTCATCATTCGATAAGGGCGATCTATCATTGTTGAATTTGGATTGGAACCCTGATAAGATCGTCAGATTCAATCCAAACCCATATCACTATAATAGAACACCAGATAACAATTTTATGAGTGACATTACCACTATTTTCGGTAACGATGTAGCACCAGAAGACAAATTAGAAGAATGGAATTTTGCATCCCTTGTTCAAAAGAAAACTCTGAAATGGTTGAAGCTTCAGAATGTTACATGGAAAGTAAATAGATACGGTGCTCGAAGAGGCGCTGAGAAGACTAAACGTCTTACTGAAGATCAAATGTGTAGAGTATATGGAGAACAGTGGGGTTGCTTGATGCCAGGGTATTTTCACTCGGGCTCAGGTTGGTGGAGAGCTCGTCCACTCCAAATTGCAGATGTTGGTTCAATTCTAATCGGTGATCAAAAAGAATTGTTTGTCTATTATCAAGATCAATTCCTTGCATCTAGAAGAGCTGAAGACGTCGAAGCAATGGACTTATCTCAAAGAGCATCATTTGCTAAACAACAAAGAGATGCTCTATATGATAACCATCCTCTCGACAAAGCTGTTACTCGTAATGAACTCGAAACGATGATTGGCTTCCAACACTCATGAAAAAGATTTTAATAGTTGGAGCTGGATTTACCGGTGCTGTTATTGCCCGTCAATTGGCAGAGGCTGGATATGTTGTTGATATAATCGAAAAGAGAGATCATATCGCTGGTAATGCATACGACTATCAATATGCTAACGATGACGGAAATATAAGAGTTCATAAGTATGGACCACATTTGTTTCATACGAATAATGTTCGAGTGTTTGAATATCTTTCTAAATATACCAATTGGGTTTCATATAAACATAAAGTTAAAGCGCTCCTTGAAGACGGGCGGTTTGCCACACTTCCAGTAAACAAAGAAACTAAAGATATGGTTGGTGAAGAGAATGTCCTCAACATATTCTTTAGACCATATTCTCTCAAAATGTGGGGAATGGAATTAGAAGAACTAAATCCAGAGATCATTAATAGAGTTCCCATTCGTGATGACATGAATGAATTTTATTTTCCAAACGACAAATATCAAGTCTTACCAGACAATGGATATACTTCTCTCGTCCACAAT